CTTAAACCAACCACTAGGCCGAGCCATGCAGCGCGTAGTGGGAAGATATTCACTGTTGAGGAAGTGGAGTATTTCTACTCTATCGATGGCAATCGTTACAACTGCTACTGCGGTAATCAGCCAGTGTTACTCAATGAAGATGGCACGCTGCATAATCCTAGCATCTTAGATCGGCTCACGAAGTCTCGTGATGAGTGGAAAGAGTCATATTACATAGATAGGAAGGCCGCTTAATGACCAATAAATACATCGCATATTTTGTGATTTTTGATGATGAGCAAAAGGTGATTGCTCACGGGAATGTGTCTCATGAGTGCGGGGATGGAGCTTCAGCACAGCAAACACTCGAGCACATTCAGGGGGCAATCAATGATTATTTAACATCTAACAATATCCCTTTTAATGGGACAGCGATCAAGTCAGTATCAAAGCTGTAAATAACAAGAGGCCAACACATGAAGCTATCCAGCATTCATGTTAAATCACTGGCCGTCAATTCCTCCAATATCTCAACTGAAACTATCGATGGTGATGAGCATATCGTCATTCGCGGCGTTGTGCCTGTCGTCGATGACGTTGTGATGAACGGGGGTTTATATCCAGCCAGTGAGATTAACAGTAGTTTTAAGTCAATGGAGGGGAGGCAGTGTCCATACGGACACCCAAAACTCGGCACTGATTATGTATCAGCAAACACTCCTCGAGCAGTAAATCAATATCACATTGGGGCATGGGCTGAAAACGTCCGCAAGGATGGCGAAAAGGTCATCATGGATGTGAAAGTAAATCGTCGATTTGCTGATGGCTGCGAGAAGGGGAAAGAATTCTTATCCCGAATCGATGACATTATCGCTGGCAATAGTTTCGATCACAGTCAGGCCGGCAAGTTAGAAAGATGTTCCGTGATATTGATAATCGGTATTACAGACTCAAGAAAGCACTCAAGCAGTTATTCGATCTGTCATTTACTGGCAGAGAGAGAACGCAATCACCCACTCAAAGCTACATACTCGCTAAAAACTCACAGGATGAGCCTGACGCAATTTTCAAGGTTAACGCTGGCGCTTATATATATGACCTAGCTGAACGCCCTATAGAGTACGCTAAATTCCTTGAAAGACTACAATCAATACTTGATGACTATCTTCTCGAGGGTGGAGACGAGCGATTGTGGGCGTTTGGATATGTCTCTGATGAGTATGAGCGCGGCACCTTGAATGCTTACACTAACTTAGCTGTTCAATCCGAAGTCTACTCTCAGCAAACAACACTCACTTATTTACTATCACAGCCTGCTTATCAAAATCAGGTTGCAGCGGCGTTTATCTCTACCTATAGCGATTGGCGCGGCTTGTCTGATGCTGCTCGAACTGACTTGGCTAATGTTATTGGCACATCAATAGCGCGAGGCATAAACCCACGCGAAACAGCGCGGATAGTTAGCCAGCGGTTAGATGTATCGATGACCAGAGCAAAGGCCATTGCACAGACTGAGCAGGTTGGCGCACTTCGCAGGGCGAATTGGAATGAGACGACATGGGCCAGTGAAAGATTAGGGTTGAAAACTGGCATCTTATGGATATCAGCACTTAAACCAACCACTAGGCCGAGCCATGCAGCGCGTAGTGGGAAGATATTCACTGTTGAGGAAGTGGAGTATTTCTACTCTATCGATGGCAATCGTTACAACTGCTACTGCGGTAATCAGCCAGTGTTACTCAATGAAGATGGCACGCTGCATAATCCTAGCATCTTAGATCGGCTCACGAAGTCTCGTGATGAGTGGAAAGAGTCATATTACATAGATAGGAAGGCCGCTTAATGACCAATAAATACATCGCATATTTTGTGATTTTTGATGATGAGCAAAAGGTGATTGCTCACGGGAATGTGTCTCATGAGTGCGGGGATGGAGCTTCAGCACAGCAAACACTCGAGCACATTCAGGGGGCAATCAATGATTATTTAACATCTAACAATATCCCTTTTAATGGGACAGCGATCAAGTCAGTATCAAAGCTGTAAATAACAAGAGGCCAACACATGAAGCTATCCAGCATTCATGTTAAATCACTGGCCGTCAATTCCTCCAATATCTCAACTGAAACTATCGATGGTGATGAGCATATCGTCATTCGCGGCGTTGTGCCTGTCGTCGATGACGTTGTGATGAACGGGGGTTTATATCCAGCCAGTGAGATTAACAGTAGTTTTAAGTCAATGGAGGGGAGGCAGTGTCCATACGGACACCCAAAACTCGGCACTGATTATGTATCAGCAAACACTCCTCGAGCAGTAAATCAATATCACATTGGGGCATGGGCTGAAAACGTCCGCAAGGATGGCGAAAAGGTCATCATGGATGTGAAAGTAAATCGTCGATTTGCTGATGGCTGCGAGAAGGGGAAAGAATTCTTATCCCGAATCGATGACATTATCGCTGGCAATAGTTTCGATCACAGTCAGGCCGGCAAGTTAGAAAGATGTTCCGTGATATTGATAATCGG